AGTTGCCGCATTACCGCGCCCGTGGCCGATGTGGCCGCTGGCATTACCAGTTCTGGATTGGCCGCCGCCCACCTGCCGAAATTCCCAGCAGCCTCGGCGCTCACATCGTACATGTTCGCCAGGGTAGAGGGTCCACGCTCGCGCCAAATACGGGACGCCCCCGCCAAGGCGAGCGCAGGCAAGCCGCCTGTGCCCGCCGCCGTGGTGGCGTTGGCGAGGTCGAAGAGGGAAATGCCCGAGGCGCCAGAGCGCTGGGCCGCACGCGCGGCGCCACGCATAGCCACGTCACGGGCGCCAAGCGTGTTGGCCAACTGCTGTTTGACGGGGAGGAATTCGGACGCCAACTCGGCCACTGGACTTCCGGGAGGAGCCGCCGCGCCCGCCTCTTCAACCGCGTCTTCGATGTGCTTCCGGTAGACGGCAGCAATCTCCTTTTTGGCCTCATTGATGGGCGTGTCCTCAATGCGGCCATACTTCGCCTCATGCTGGAGGGCGCGCTTGATGCGTTCGGCTTGGTCGAGTTCAAGGCGCGGATGGGCAGGCCCAGGAATCGCATCAAATGGCGTGAATACCCGCTCAGCAGGCGCGGGCGGTGGCGCGTCCTGAACCAGTTCAACCCATTTGCTCTTAGGGAGGAATCGCCCATCTGGACCGTGCCGATTGAACTTCGTAGCCGGCGCAGGGGTATTCAGGTTGATGGGAGTGGTGTACTCCCCAAGAAGGTTGAACTCGGGAGGCGCGACAGCGCGGACGTTGTCCGCCTCGGCCGCGAAAGCCCGCGCCACGGCCTTATTGGCACCAGAGTTTTCGGCACTGTCCAGAGAGGACGCCATTAGCTCGCGGGCAATTCCTTCCGTGCGCGGCCCCTCGACGCCTGCTTGCTTGAGACGGTCGATGATGTCGCCGTAAATGGCACCGCGCTCCTCGGCCAACTGCTCCAGTTTTTGGAATGCGCCCTTGGTGGTGCCCCAGACGTCAATGGCTCCCGCGTCAAGCGCCTCGCGCACTGCTGCATCAGGCAGGGGCTGCTTGGGGTTCAAATCCACGCCGTTGGTGAGTACTCGACGGGCCTTGTCAATGGCCTGCTCCTCAAGCCACGCGCGAAAGCGCGCCATGCCTCCGGGGAGGTGCTGGGCGAAAGCCGTGCCCACCTTGGGAGCGAGGAAGCCTAGCGCGCCGCCCATGACGCCGCTCGCAAGCGCCGCCTTCTCGCCGCCTCCGTCCGAAGTGAGTTCCGCGTCGCTGCCCATGACGCCACTCAGGGCGCCGCTGGCGGCTTGGTAGCCAGCAGAGGCCACCGGGACGCCCAGCGCCCCCAGCACGGCGTCCGAAGCCACGTCGCCCGCCATGTTCGTCAGAAACGACAGCACCGGACGATGCTCGCTCGCACCAGCACCAATGTCGCGCTCGGTGTCACGCACGGCGCGGTAGACGTCCCCACTCGACTGAATCGGGCGCGTCGTGCCGTCCGCCGTCTTGTAGCGGGCGCCGGGCATGACGTCCGTGCCGAGCGCCGCAATGGCGCCAGCAGCCTCGTCTGCACCCTGCTTGAAGAAGCCCTGAAGAAGACCCCGCCCCGCTGAGCGCAGAAAACCCGGGTCAGCCGGGGGCGGGCGCGGCGCGGCAGGTTGGGAATTTATAGGGGGCGTTGTCACCTCCTCTGAAACAGCAGCAGGTGGAGCTTCGGCCGCTGGCGCGTCGGCCTCTCCCTCAGACAGTTCCTGTTCCACCTCGGGAGGCGGCAGGTCATGCCCGCGCGTGCCGTCCTCCCACTCCACATCCTCGGGCGGGAGGTCATCCGGTCTGGTCTCAGCCATTACTTGCCCGCCTTATCAGAGGGCCCCAGCCCATAAGTGCCGTCTGTGTAGTTGACGCGCATCCACTTCCCCGTTGAGTCGTAGGTGCGGCTCGCCTCGGTCTTCGTCGGGTCGAGTCGTTTGTCTTTTCTAGAGGGGCTTCCAGCCTTGGGCTTGGCGCCGGACGTCGGAGGTGTCTTGCGCGTTGGGTTGGTGGAGGACTTGAGGCCCGGGGGAGTCTCAGATTGCGGAGGACTGTCCACCAGGAGCCCATCCAGGACGATGTTCTCCGGGTTGAGTCCTTCGCGAGCCGCAAGGTCAATATACCCAGAAACGAGTTTCTTGGTCCTCTTCTCGTAGGCTTGAAACTGGGACTCCGCGCTCGAAATGAATTCCTTGCGCTGTTGAGGGTTGAGACGCTCACCACTCAGGAGGTTGTTGTAGAGGTTGCGGATTCGGTCGGGCACGCCCGCCGCGTTCTGTGCGGTAGCAAATTCTGTCTCGCGCACGACGCTTGTCGGATCGATGGTCTTCATGTACCCGAAGATGAGGGCGATATCTCCGGCAGGCGTCGGGTCCTTCGCGGCGTTACGCACCTTGTCCAGGCCGATGCCAGCGAGTTGGTACTCCTTGACTGGCGCGAGGTTGAGGATTTCCCCGCGAAGTTTGGCCTCGCGCTCCGAAACTTTGTTGGTCGCCTCCTTCGCGGCATTTTTCGCCTTCTCCTCGGCTTCGAGTTTTGCGAGGCGCTCGCGCTGCTCAAGCGTGAGATTGGCGAGATTCCAGCCCTGAGCGAGGGCATAGAGTTGGAGCTTGCGCTGGGCCTCGGCGTTTTCTTCCTGCTGCGTGAGGGCGCGATTGCGGTAGTCCGCCATCACCTCGGCATTGATTTGCGAGGTGCCCGTCTTCGCCAATTCTCGAAGCTGGAGACCGTTGAGAGACGCGAGCAATTCGGGCGTCACATTGGGGTTCTTCGCCAGAAGCGCAGCAGTTGACTTCCGCTGAGCCTCCGTCTCCGGAGAGTCCACGCTGGCGAGGGCAGCCTCTCGCGCTGCCTCTTCGGCAGTGGAGCGTGCCGAGGCCTGAGCCTTCTCTGTCTCAGCCCGCGTTTTGGCGAGGTTGACGGCGTCCAACTCGCGCTGCCGGTCCATCTGTTTGAGACTGCGCTCAGCGCCGAGGCGGGCGCTCAACTCGGCCATGGGCTGGGCGCGGCGCCCCGGCTCGCGGGCAATGGTGTTGATGCCCGTCCCGGCAATGAGGGACGCATCCGCGCCGAAGCCGTGGCCCAGGGCGTTGAGGGCATCCAGTTTGGAGCCGCGCTGCTGGGCAGCGGCGAAGCGCGCGAAGAGGTCCGGGTCAATGCCCGCGCGGGCGGGGATGGACTCGGACTCGAAGCCGCCGCCCAGTCCCTTAGGTGCCGGGAGTGGCGCAAAGCCGGGCACACCACGCGCCATGGGGCCGGTGGGAATGGGGCCCGGCGCGAAGTCCTCCAGCAACTTGCGCCGCTGCTCATCGGTGAGTTCGTCGAGTGGGTCCAGCGAGAAGGAAGCCATTACCAGAAACCTCCGCCCAGGGCGCCCGCGCCGCGCCCAATGGCACTGCCGAGGCCCTGGCCCATTGCGCGGTTGCGGCGCTCGCGGTCCATGAGGAGGGCCGTCTGGTCGCGGTACACGTCCGCCTGCCGGTCGGCGCGGCCCATGCGGTTGAGGTAGGTTTGCTGGTCGGCCTGATAGCGCCTGTCGATGTTGCGCCCAGCCACGCCCTGCGAGTTGCGCGAGTTGTACTCGGCAATTCTGTCTCGCGCGCCAGCGAGGTCGGCGGCCTGCCCGTAGTCGGCGCTGCGCACCTGTCCCGCGAGGCCCGCTCCAGCCTGAAGGGACGCCAAGGCGCGACTCCGCGCGTCGGCAGCGGCCTGTACGCCCGCCATGCTGTTGGCGTTGGCCGCCTGCTGCTGGGCGGCGGCGCGCAGGGCCAGCTCGCTGCCGCCTCCCGCCATGCCGCGCCCGGCGAAGTCCTGCCGCAAGGCGCCCTGCTGCGCGCGCTGCTGCTGGGCGGCGGAGGCCTGCGCCTGCGCGAGTTGCGCGCGGGACTGGGCGTCAAATCCCCCGGCCTCCGCAACGCCCATGAGATCGCGCAGGGCGGCCAACTGCGTACTGCGCAGCGTCGGGTCCACCTGAGAGGCGACGCCTTCCATCGCAGAGGGGCCGAGGTTGTATGTCTGCTCGAAGCCCGCCTGCACGTAGGGGTTGATTCCTTCGTACAGGCTGCGGATGGCCGAGAGGTTGGCCATGGCGCGGCGCCGCTCCTCCTCTCCCGCGCGGTCGCCCAAGAGGCCGCCAATGGCGCCGCCCACGCCTCCGAGGAGGTCCCCGAAACCCAGTGCGTTGTCCCAGTCGAAAGCCACGGTGTCCTCCTCAGAAGTCCCAAGCGAATCTGTCACGAGGCCCCTTGCTACCCGGGGTGAGCCCCTCGCGCCGGTTGAGGTCTCGGTTGGCGTCTCGGTTGCGCCTGTCGCGCTCGGCTCGGCGCTCCCTCTCTTCGCGCTCCTGCTCGTAGCGCTCGCGCATGAAGTCGCGCTGGGCCTGGACGCGGGCTTGCTCCTCCTGGCGCCTCAGTCCCGGCGCGGCCTCGGCATAGCGACGGGCGGCATCCTCAGAGGTACGGCGGGCCTCGGCAGCCGCGTTGGAGGCATCGCGCTCCATGCCCTGCGCCCTGTCGAAGAGGCCGCCCCACTGGTTTTCCAACTGGGCGAAGCGGTTGCCCGCCGTGCCGCCTACGAGGGCGGAGTCCAAGAGGCGCTGGCCGGTGGAGTAGTTGCCGTCCGAGCCATACTTGTCGTCCAGCAGCGTCGTCCGCCCGAAGTAGTCATTGAGGAGGCCCGCGTTGCGCCCAGCCTCCTGCGCGCGAGACATGGCCGCGTTGTAGAGACTGGAGTCTGCCAGGGTGTCGGGGCCGGTATAGCCCTCGTTGCCGAGGTAGGCGGCGCGGCGCGAGTCCAAATCTCGGGTGTCGTACTGCAACGTCCCGTCCGTGAGGCGCTCGTTGAAGTCCCGCTGGAGGTTGTCGAGGTAGTTTTGGGCTTCGCGCCCGCCCCTCTCAACGCCTCCAGCCAACTCGTCCGCGAGGCGCTGGCTGCCGTACTCGTTGGCAGCCGCCCAGTCCGAGAGGTTGATGAAACCCGTGCCTGCGCGCCGTGAAGTGGCCATAACTGGCCCTACACTGGCGTTATTCGTAGAGGGCGAGGAGGGTGACGCGGTGGCGGACGCCGGGCACGAGGCCGCCAATGCGCTGAATGCGCAGGACTCGGCGCTTGCTGCGCCCCTCAGTGAGAATGGGTGCCTCCCAGGCAGGCAGCGCGTCCGGGAGGCAGGGCACCCTGTCGTCGCGCGAGGCGCCCACCACCAGCACCACAGAGGGGCGGCCCCAGTCCTGCTGGGTTTCGGGCTGCAACGTCACGTCCACCGGCTCAGGCCAGAGAGGCGGCCCGGAGGCACAGGAGTGGCGTAGCCCCCAGAGGGACAGCCAGCCTACTTCCCCGGCGACGTAGTAGAGGTTGCCGTCTGGGTGCATGGCAACGGCCGCTGGCGTGTAGTCGCCAGACACGGCCGGGAGGGTGGCAATGTGGGACGGCGCCAACCGCCCCTGCGTCGGGGCAAGTCGGGCGAAAGGGGCGCCCTCGTTTGGGCCCTCTGTCGTCACCATTCCCCGGTACTCTGTCCCGCTGGGCGTCCACCGCGCCGCAGGCACGCCGTAGGCCGCACCGTATGGCGTCGCCCCGTCCAGCAGCACAAGCGGCGTCCACTCGTCAGGCGGCGTCACCTCGGCGGACACCAGCACGTGCCGCACGTTGCCCAACGTCAGGCCCCTGTCCAGTGCGTTGGAGAGGGACTCGGAAATGGGGTTGAGGACGTCCAACACCTTCTGCGGACTGCGCAAGTCCTGGACGTCCAGCAGACGCTTGGGGAGTTTCGGGGCCATGCCTTACCCTACCTCACCACGTTCCGCCCTCTTGCGCGTAGCGGATGGCGTTGGCGAGGGCCGTGGGGCGCGGCGGTGCCGACTGCGCCTCCCAGTGGCTCCGCTGGAAGTCCCGCGCGTTGGCGAGGCCCTCTTGCTCGCGCGGAGAGGGCAGGCGGTTGGCCATTTCCATGCGGCGCTGGCGGATTTCCTCCCGCTCCCGGGCGACTCGGGCGTCGCTGCGGTTGGCGGGGAGCTTCGTCCTGGCGCACTCCACCAGCCCCGTAGCGGACGGGAGGCCCTCGCCACAGTCCACCGGGCGACGGAAGCGCAGGCGCGTCGGGAAGGCCAGCACGGCGCGCTTGGCGTCCCTGTAGAGGCCCCGTGCGAGCCACAGCGCCACGAGGTAGACGGCCACCTCCTGCCAATTCATGGCCACACCGCGTCGAGGAAGGCGTTGGCGATGAAGGTGCAGAAGACGGCGCACCCGAAGGCGAGAATAGCGGCTTCTGGCTCAGTCATGCGGCCTCCGAAACGGCAGTTGAGGGCACCAGCATTGCCCCAGAGGACGACTGCATAGCCTACAGCGTGGCGGTGGGTGCATGGCCCCAGAGTCGCACAGGGTGTGTGGCATCGCAAAAAAAGACGAAGGGCCCCGCCGTCTCCAGCGAGGCCCTGCCATGCTTTCGGCTTTCTGGCGTTAGGCGCCTAGTTCCGGGGCACGCCGTGGACACCCCAGAGACCGGCTCGGAAAGGGCAGCCTGCACTCAGTGGCGCAGGCCGTCAAGTCTACCGCGCCTCGTAGTGGCGGCTGCGCACCGCGTAGCCCAGCAGGCGCAGCGGGACGCCCACCTGTGCGTGGCGGATGCTGACTTGCAGGTAGCGGCCCCGGCTGTGCTCCATCGTCGGAGGCGTGGACACCGTGCCCGGCTCCAAGGTGTCATCCGAGGTGAGGGGGAAGTAGATGGGCGTCGGGTTGTAGTTGGTGCCGAAGCCCACCTCCACCAACGAGGGCGCCTCGCCTCGGAAGTGCCACGTGGCCCAAATCCACTGCTTTTCCACGTGGGGGCTGGGCGCGTAGTTCTCGGTGTGGGTGATGGTCGTGACAATCGGGCCACCGTCCTCGTCTACGTAGTCCGCGTCCGTCCCGCTGCGGCGCTCGCGGTAGGGCGGCGCGGCGGTGGACGCACCCATGAAGGCCGGTGGCGGGGCGACGTACAGCTTGCCGTCCACCGGGTGAATCAGCGCCGTGGCGCCGCGCTTGTCCCAGCGAGTCCACGCGTCGGTGAGGGTGTGGTAGACGTAGACATGGCTGGCGCCCGGCTCCTCCGTGTTGGTGGGGTCCGGCAACCAGAAGTAGGCCCGGCGCGCGGCGTCGTCGTTGACAGCGAAGGCGTACTGCTCCACGAGGTCTCGGTTCCCGTCCACGAGGTCCCGGAAGACATCCTCAATCGGCACGGAGGCAGGCTCGGGGCGTGTCGCCTCCGTCCACGACATGAGCCCCTGCGTGGTGAGCGCGTAGGCCCGTCCGCCAATCACCACGGCGGTGTCGGGCGCGACGAAACGCACCGTGTTGTCCACGTGGTCCACGTTGAACGTCTCGGGGCTGCTGCCGGTGAGGCGGAAGAGGCCATCCTCCTTGAGCATGAACAGCGAGTTGCCCAGCGGCAGGAAGCGGTAGAGGCGCTTGTAGCGGTCGCCCGCGATGTTCGGCACGGTGAAGGGCACCGAATCCGGGTTGGCGGCGTCCGAGGCCATCCAGCCGCCTGGGGCGGCCTCGTCATCCGTGGTGACAATCTCCTGTGCGGACTTGAATTGCATTCCGCCGACATTCGTTACCGTGCTCCCAGGAGGAGGCCCCATCTCCTGGTACCGAAACGAATCCGGAGTTGGAACGTCGGTTACGATTTTTGGCCCAGGCGGGAAATTTTCGGCATCAACAGGGCTGACGGGCGGCAGTAGCTCCAACATCTGTCCCACTTGGAAGCCATGGCCGCGCGTCGAAGTCGGAGTGACAACAGTCACCACGTTGGACGCATCCCGACTCACAGCCCCAGCCGTAACCGTCTGCGTTGCCGTCAATGCAGGCGCCCACATGTCGCCACGCTGAATGGCCTCAACCGTGAACGGGCCTTCTCCTGCGATGCGTGACTCGATGGTGATTTGACCGGGAAGGTCAACGTCCGTGCTGGAGTAATGGGCGTAGAACCGACCGCCATCCCTGCGGCTATTTATGGCCCGAACCAGCGACTGGGTGGTGTTGGCGACATTTTGCGCAGGAGTTCCATCCGTGAAGACTTGAAAAAACTGAGGAAACATCTCTGATGACGCCGCAACATAGATCTCGGCGCCTCCGCCAGAGGAAATGAAGCGCAGGCCGTCCCCTGTATTTAGCCCGCCATCCCCTCCGACTCCCAACAGATTGAGAGTCACCCGCTCTGGAAGTTCCACGTTTCCGTAGAAGGCGCGCTCTCCAAACACGACCGTGGCACTGGCCAGTGGCGGGCGGTAGTGCGATGCGCCAATCCCCAGCGAGTTGAAATTGACGTTCGTGTAGAGCGCGTCGGCCTTCAAGGCGTCGGGCGTGGTGTCAGTGAAGGTGTACGCGTTGGCTGTCTGAAAAACCGCCGTACCAGCAGAAGAGACGACCGGACCGCTGTCGATATACATGAATGACGTAGGCGTTGGGGTCGCCATGACGGTCTGAATGCCAGGAGGGAAGTTGTTGAAGTCTGACGGGTCGCTGAATTTCCCGGTGAGCGTGACAATGCTGCCGGGGGCAAGGGAATGCGGAACGTCGGTCGTGACGGTGACAAAACCACTGTCGTCGCGGGAAAGTGACAGTGCGTTGAGATTGGACGCCATGTCCGCGAACGGCTTTTCATGAACGAGATACATCTCGTCTGATGCTGACGTGGTGCTTGGCACTTCATCCGCACGGTAGGTTTGCAGGAAGTACGAATCATCCAACCCATCAACGAACGGGACGACGTGCGTCACGTCCCGAGGGCCGCCCGCGTTGTTGGTGATGGTGATGCGCCCACTGGGGGCGCCCAGCATGATGCGGCCATTCGCCGCACGCCGCCCCCATACGTAGCGGTACGCCGTGGCGAATCCATCGTTGAGCGCCTGAGCGGAGCCCGTGACTGGCTCAATGAGATTCACAGTCCCGGTGAGCGCTTGAGGCACGCCAGACAGGACGGGCGTGCCCGTCAACTCCTCCAGCCGATACACGCCATTGGAACTCGTGAAATAGAGCGTCTGTTGCGCCTCAAAAAACCGAGTCTTGCCAGCGATGTCGAACCCGGATGGGTCCTGTCCCGGGCTGGGAGGGAAGTAGGAGCCGGCGTATCGCGTCCAGCCACCGGACACGTCCGGGTCCTCGCGCCAGAGGTAAAGCCCGTCATGCGCGATGAGACGTCCCTTGAAGACAGTCCACGCCTTAATTGGCGTGCTTCCGGGCAGGCCATTGGCCAGTCGCTCAAAGCCGGGCCGGGTGGTGTACTCACCGGGCACGTCCACGACGGCGTTGAGGGCCAACTCGGTGCTTCCAGCCGGGGCGTTGGTGATGAAACTGGGCGAGGTGAACATGCCTCGCGCGCCAAAGACGGTGGTCGTCACGAGGACTTCCTCCCAGCCAGGACAGGCGTATTCCGGGGGACGGGAAGCGCAGGGGCACCAAATGCCCTGGCACGGCTCGGGTGCGGGCTGCGGAGCCCGCGCAGAAGTGATTGGGCCCTTCGGCGCCGTAGCGGAAACCCCATACGCGAGGCCGCCGCTTGAGAGGGTTTCGGCCGGTCCACACGCGAAAATGCATGCGGACGCCAACAAAAGCAGGCTGGAGATTTTACTGCGGGCTGAAGCAGTGATAGGGAACACGCGCTCTCCTCAAGCGAGAGTGGGTGCAAGGCACCCGTGGAGCGCGGCGGGGTGGGGCGCGTCAACCGTGGGCGACCAACCTTGAGGTGGCGTCCCGCCTCGCCGCGCGGACCCCCGTATACCCCGAGTGGCAACCAACTTCCAAGAATTTGTCCGGAGTCCACCGTTTCCCTCGTACTCAGAAGCCCCACGGGTTGCCTCCCCTCCACCGCTCAAACCCGTTGCGCTGGCGCCGGGGCACGTCGTCACGGCGCGGGCGGATGAGGGTGGCCGCCTGCTGCTCCTTCTGCGCGCCCTCGGCGCCCTTGGCGCGCACGGCCTCCATGTCGCCCAACGAGGCCAACTGGCGCGCGGCGGTTTTCAGGGCCAGCAACGGGTGCCATTCCAGCGGGGCTTGGACTACCGGGGCCTCCTCGGGCAGACACAGGTAGTCACCGGGCGCGGCCTCGAACTCGGTGTCCAGCACCACCTCCCACGTGCTGCCCGAAATGAGGGCCACGGAGACGACGGCGGCCCCAAAGGCGCGGTAGTCGAAGGGCGGGGCGCCAGAAACCACGTCCAGCCACTCGGCGGTGAAGATGTCCTCGTTGTCCGCCGTGCGCGTCACCGTCAGGGTGGTGCTGCCCCCGCTGGCCGCCGTCGTGAGTACCGGCGCCGTCTGCGCCATGGGCACCAGCGCGGCAGGTCGGACGTAAATGTCCAGCTCCAGCACCCAGTTTGGAAGGTTGCGCGGCGTGGGGTAGAGGCGGATGAAACTGCCCTCCACGGTGAGGCCAATGGGGTAGCCGCCTGAGTCGCGCACCTGTGCCACGTCCTCGCGCCCGTAGGTGGAGAGGTAGGTGGGCGTGCCCGTGGAGTCCAGCAGCCGGGCGCTGCGGATTTTCCCGCCTACTGCGCGCGGAGGAATGGCGTAGAGGGCCGTGTTGGTGACGGGGAATTGCAGGCGCCCCACTGGCCCCGCCCACAACTCCTGCTTTTGCGCGAGGCCGAAGGGCAGCAGGTAGCTGCGCAACTCCTCGGTGGCGTCCACCAGCGTCAGCGCGTCCGTGAAACTGGGGTGGGTGGCTGGAATGTGGGTGTGCCTGCGGATGCTACGGATTAGCTCGGTGGTGTCGCCAAGGGCCACGAGGTGCCTCCCAAAGAAACGCCCGGCGCGGCGCGAGAGGCACCGGCCGGGCAGAGTGCTGCGCGCGCCTACGGACTACTTGCCCGTGTGCTGGTGCGGCGTGCCGTCCTCGCAGTCGGGACAGCCCGGCACCTTGTCCCCACCGCCCTTGGGCTTGAGGGCGATGACGACGCCCATGCCGCCCGGCTTCTCACCGCCGCCCGGAGGCGACACGGGAGACTCGGCCGCCTCCATGTCGTCCGCGTCGTCGGCCTCCTCCGCCTCGCCCATGCCCGCCTCAAAGTCCTCCGCCGCCTTCATGGCGAGGAAGCGCTCCAAGTCGGGCAGCAACTCCAGAAACCGCTGTGCCTTGCTCGCGTCCATGGGCTACCTCGTCAGCGGGGTGAGGGTTGGCGCCACACCGCCCGTCAGCGTGGCGCCCGACGCGGTGAGGCCGCCAATCGCCTCAAGGGTAATGGCGTTGCCACCCGCGCCGTACTCCACCGCCTGAATCGTCACCACGGCGTCCGTTGCGGTGGCGGTGACGACGCCCTTGAGTTCGGCGGTGGCGTTGATTGCGGCAGCCACCAGCGCGGCGGTTTCACCGTCGTCTGCGGCCGCCTCCACCGTCACGTCAACGTCGTTGATGGAGCCGCCCACGGTGCCGTCAGCGGCCTCCACCGTCAGCGTGCCCGACGCCTGGGTGCCACCTTGGCCCAGCAGCAGCGCCAACCCCTGGCCGCCCTTGGCGCCGATGAGACAGCCGGCAAGGAAGTCCATCAGCGTATTCAGCGCGCGCCCGCGCTCCGTCCCCGGAGGAAACGTCAAATCCTCGTTGGGGTGGACAATCTGCAACGTCGTTGCGCCCTTGGCCATTGCCTTGAGTCCTTTCTCGTGAGGGGGAGAGGGGCGCCACCGAAGCGGCGCCCCGCCCAAGACTTACGGCACGTCCAGGTTGCCGAGGAAGGCGTTGCGCGCAATCATCTGGCAGTGCATGCCCTGCTGCGAGTACGCGCGGAACTCGATGGCGTTCACGTCCTGCTTCACGACGTAGTAGTCGCTCTCGCCGTTGGCGCCCACCGTGCCCGGAATCGCGAAGTCGATGTCGCGCACGCCGCGCCGAGTCCACTTGGTGTCGTCGGAGATGATGACCTCTCCGCGCTTCATGAACGAGTTCCCGCGCAGGATGACGGAGCCGTGGGCCGAGTAGAACTCGATTTCGGAGACGCCATTCTCCGCCTTCGTCGTCTTGTACGAGCCGTCGTAGCGACGAATCGCCGCGAGGTCGTTGTTGACGGCGTTCCACTGGAGCGGGTGCAGGCGGCACACGTAGCGTGCCTTGGTGGGGCTGCGCGAGTGGATGAGGGCCACCGCGCGCAGAATCCGCTGCATGGTGAGCGGGCCGCCCGACAGGTCGCGCACCGGGCGCCAAATGCCGTACTGCGCCTGATTGATGCCGAAGAGGCTGGGGTTGTTGCTGCTCGCCGCCACGCCCACCATGCCGAAGTCCTCGTTGAGGTACGAGGTGGCACGCCACAGGCAGTCACCCACGACGACGTCGTCCCAGTCGCCCGCCGTGTCCGCCTCGACGTCGAGGGTGAGGGAGTCCGGGTCCCAGGAGATGACGCGGAAGCGCGAGGTGACGCCGCCCGCCGTGCTGTTGCGGATGACGGCCGTGGGCGACAGCGACGCCGAGGTGGAGTCGTAGATGTCGAGCGGCATGTTTTCGCTGCACGCCCAGAAGGCGTCGGCGTAGGAGGCCGCCGTCATGGTGACGAGGCGCCGGGCCGCCGTGGTGGACGCGGCAACCGAGGCGATTTCTCCACACGGCCGGTTGCCATTGAGGAGCGTCCACTCGGTGTGCTTCACCATGGAGTCGCGCTGCGCTTCCTGCCGCACGCCCACGGTGTCGCGGAACGCCTGCTTACCGCCAGCCATGGCGCGGTAGACGCTCTCCATGTCCACCGTGGAGCGGAACTCCAGGATGTTGGGCAGGTAGCGGGTGTTTTCCGTCTTCAGCGCGATGCTCTGCTGCATCGTCACGTTGGAGGTGTTCGCCTTGCGGAAGGAGAAGCCCTGTTCCTCCGTCATGCGCAGCGCCTCGACGTACTCGACGCCGGGCTCGTCCCCCGTCTGGAAGGGGAAGGAGTCGTAGACTTCGCGCTCGACGGGGCACGCCTTGAGGAAATCGTCACCGTAGATTTCCTTGAAGACGGCCCGCATTGCGGTGGGGCTGATATTCGCGGGAGGAGGCGCCACGTTGTACCTCGGGGAAAGGGTTTGCGGATTTTTTGCCGCTTATCCTCTCCCTATATGGCGCCCCCTCGGGCCCTACTGGCCGCGCGCCCGGCGCTTGAATACGTCGGCCCAGCGCGGGTCTCCCGGGGGCAAGTCCACCGGGGTGGACACGCTGGTGGCGCCCGTCGAAACCGGCGTCTGGGCGGGCGGAGGCGTCGCGCCGAGGGACTCCAGGTTGAGACGGCGCAGTTTCTCGCCCAACTTGGGGAACTTGCGCAGTAGGCCCGCGTCCTCCAGGGCCTCCAGTTTCTCCACCAGCTCGGGCAACTCGGACAGCAGCGCGTCCGGGGGCAGCGCCTTGACGTACTCCCGGCGCTCAGCGGCAAAGCGCTCGCGCACCTTCCGCGCCACCACCTCAGGCGGGTACACCACGCCGCGCTCAGCCGCGCCACGCAGGACCATGACGACGGACTGAATGTTCGTGGCCGTGGGGGGCAGGTTTGCCGACGCCAGGGCCGCGCTGATGGTCTGCTTCAACTCCTCGCGGGTGGCCGCCGTCTCGCGCTCCTCGGCCTCGCGCTGCGCCTGCGCCTTGGCCTCCTCCTCCTGCCGCTTGCGCTCGGCCTTCTCCGCCTCCAGGGCCGCACGCTCCTTCTCCACCTGTTTGCGCAGCAAGAAGAGTTGCTGCTCGGCGGGAGACATCTGCTTGAAGGCTTCCGCCTCCTGGAACTCCCGAATGTGGCGCTGGAGGATTTCCTGCTCCAGCTCGGGAGTCAGGACCTTGCGCGGGTCCTTGATGCGCTCCTCGAACTCGCGCGCCTTCTTGGCGGCCTCAGCCTCCCGGCGCCGGTACTCGTCCAGCGCTCGGGCCTCGGCCGCCTTCTCCGCAGCGTAGGCGTAGAGGTCGTCGGGGGACTTGAACTCCTTGCCGTCCACCTTCCACACCTTCGGCGCCTCGGGCTGGGCGGGCGGCGGAGTCGCGGGCGCGGCAGGTGCCTTGGACGGGTCCGGAGCGCCAGCGAATTTGCCTTGCTCGCGGGGCTGAAGGGCAGAGTGGTGGGTGGGGGCAGGCGTCGCCGCAGGGGCAGCGGCAGGCGCGGACGGGGCGGCAGTGGGGGTGTCAGACATGGGTTACCTCAAGCGAGCGGCGGCGGAGCGCCGGGAGGGGGTTGGGCAGGGTCGGGAAGGCCGGGCATGTCAGGCGGGGCACCAGCCATCATGTTGGAGAGGGAGTCAGCAGGCATGTCCCCGGGCGGCATCTGCCCAGCGGCAGCAGCGGCAGCAGCAGGCGGCACACCACCGCCACCGTCGCCAGAGCCGTCAGGCGGCGGCATCCCGCCCGGAGGCGCCATCCCGGGCACAGGCGGCAGGGCGGGCTGACCCAGCATCTGGAGGAGTGCCGGGTCCAACGAGCGCAACATGTCGATGTGCGCCTGCACGTGCATGTCGAGCGCTGCCGACACGCGCTCGTCCATGCGCACGGCGGGGTTGGCAATCGTGTCCTTGTGCCGCTTGATGTGCTCCAGGTGGTTGTCCAGCGAGCGCACCAGCGGATTCTGTCCCTGGGAGATGAGGTCATTCTCCCGGGAAATCAGCATGTCTTCCGTCTCGGCGCCCATGAGCGCCACGTCGAGGCTGCCGCGCTGGTAGAGGCCCAGCAGCACGCGCAAGGGCATGGGGTTGGGGTTCTCCAGCACGCCGCTGCCCACGAGCTGCTCAGCGAAGGCCATTTGCCCAGCAGGCGTGGATACCATGCCGCTGCGGACGGCCACGTTGACGCGGGAGATGTCGCCCAGTTTCTGGCCGACGAAGTCGGGGAGCATGTACCTGCGCCCCTCGCCAGCGATGACTTCCAGCACGCGCGGCGCCTTGGCGAACTGGCGGTAGCACCGGATGATGGCGCTGCCGAGGTTGGTGACGGCCAGCCTATCGCCCCGGACAAAGAAGCCCGCGAACTCGCGCGCCTTTTGGTCGAGCAGCGCCGCGAGACTGGCGGGCATCTGGTGCTCCTGGCGCCCCAGCGCGACGCTATTGAGGCCCACCTGCGTCGTCATCTCTTCCAGCAGGAACTTGGCGAGGTTGCTCGTCTCCGGGGAGGACTGGACGAGATTGAGCGGCATGATGTCCTCACCGGGCTTGCCGTCCACCTCCCAAATGCTCGCCCCGTCTCCGATGTGGGACAGGTTGAGGTTGGCCCCACTGCGCACCGCGAGGTTGGTGATGCCGTTGTTGACGTTGTTGGTGATGCCGATGTTCAGCATCGCGTTGGCCACGTGCTGGAGCGACACCACATCCGCGAGCACCGACACGCCAAAGGGAGTGCCGTGCATTTCGTTAGCCGCCACCCGGTACACCGGCAACTGCTCGCCGTACACGCTGGGCCCGTCGAACAAAATGGTGCCATCCCCAATGAAGATGACCTCCCGGCCCTCGGGCACCGCAGGCGTGGGCCGGTGGAAGAGGGTGTAGACGGGGCACGTGGTAGTGTCCTCAGGCGTCCACACGCGCCCGCGCGCCTGCTCCTGCCACGTCAGGACGAAGCGATTCTCCGGGGGGAGGCTGACGATTTTCTCGTACAGGGCGCGCTGCTGGGGGCTGCTGCCGCTCGCCCACTTGGCCGCCAAGTCCCAGCGGTTTTCGTACTCGGTGAGGATGACCCAGTCGTGGTTGGCGTCATAGCGGTTGACGTCCGTCACCGTGCGCCACCACTCGTGGACGCGCACCTTGAGGCGCCCTTCGTGGACTGCCCGACCGTCGAGCACGTCGTACTTCGGCCCCGCTGCCGGGTCCCAACGCACCGAGAAGTAGGACCAGCCGTCCAGCAGCGACAGTTCGTTGAAGGCGTGGCGGACGGCGTCGAGGTTGCTGGCCCGCTTCTCGTGCTCCAGCACCGAGGACGCCAGAATCGCCTCCTCCTGCGACTTGGTGTCGGCGTTGGCCGTGACGGGCTGCCAGCCGAAGTCCTCGGACACGCCCATCGTCAGAAACCGCTGGCCCAGGTGGTGGAGGCGGTTGAGGTTGATGGCCGTCAACTCGCCGTCGCTGCCCATTCTCGCCACCGTCGTCACGTCGAAGGGCGACGCCTCGGTGGGCAGGCCGTAGTAGAGCTGGCGAATGCGCCGGGCGCGGCGGTAGGGCCGCAGTCCCGGCAGGTACTCGTAGTGCCTGTCCACCAGCGTCAGGAGCCGGGAGCCCAAGTCCCGGGAGTACGGCGGCAGCCTGGCAAAGTACTCGCGCATGTCTGGCCCTATACCGGGCTCATTTCTCCAGCAGCGCGAGGAGGGCGAGTAGGGCCAGCGTCTCTTCGTCGCTCATCTCGTCTCCTTGTGGGCTCGCACGCGGCCCGTGAAAGTCACTCTTTCGCCTGCGCGTGAGGGACGCAAGAAAGCAGCCACTCCGCGACGCGCTCAGCGCCCATGCGGCGGCCTCGCTCCTCCGCGCCATTCACCGCGCCGAAACGGGCCTCACGCTCCACGCGCTCACACGCGGCTTGGAGCCACAGCGCAAGGCTTCGGCGCTGCGTCTCGTCCAGGGCAGGCACCTCCAGCGGGGGGAGTCCAGTCATAGCGCGGTGCTCACTCTGCGGATGGCCGTGGCGGCGGCACGGGCGGTGTTGCTCATGCGCTGGCGAGGCAGGCCCGGGACGGCAGCCATGGACGGGAAGGGGTTGCGCTCCCACTGCACGCTGCGGAAGAGGTAGACAAGGGCCTTCCAGGCATCGGCGTGCCCCGTCTCGTCATTGCGCTCGTAGTCGGTGCGTGCGTCGTTGTAGCGGGCGTACTTCAGCGTCCGCAGCAACAGCGAGCAGCGCGGGTGGACGACAATGCGCCCCTGCTTGATGGCGGTGCGTGTCTGGCGCTCCCACATGTCCGCCTGCGTCTTGTCCACGTGGGTGAAGGCGAGGTGCCACGGCTTGGCCCCGAGGTCGGCCACGAAGCGCGCGTCGATGTCCGTCACGCGGATGGTGGTGTCGATGCGCCCCTCGCTGCGCAGCGCGGCGAAGTGCTGCGCCTCCACTGCTACGGCGGCCTCGCCCAACTCCTCGGTGCGCGGGTTGCGAAACCACCGCTCATCGATGATGACGAGCACGCGCGCCACGAAGTCCACGTAGCCCCATAGCATCACGAACAAGTCTCGCGCGCCGCCCACGTCCACGCCGCAGTAGGCCGTGAAGTGCGAGGGCGCTGGGTAGTCGGGCCGCGTGCAGGCCGCTTCCACCTCGGGCGTCCACTCGGGACACACGAGGCCGCTTCTGTCCATGGCGCCCCAGTCGCCATTGATGAGTTGCGCTTTAAGCGTCTCGTCGCTCATCTGTTCCATGCGTCCGAGGTAGTCCTCGACGTCCAGGCCCGGGTTGTCCACCGCCTTGGAGGGGATGAAGAGGCGCCCATTCTGCGGCGCCCCCAGCACGAAGTTTTCAACGAGCCACTCATGCGCACGGCCGCCTGGGTTGGCGCTGTAGCGGAAGCGAATGGGCACCTGCATGCCCTTGGGCTTGCGCGCGCGCGACTTGAGATACTCCAGTGCCCACGGCTCAAGCTGGCCTGCTTCGTCAAAGCCCCAGAAGTGCGCCGCCGCGCCCTGGTACTTCTCGACGTCCTTGTGGTGCTCCAGGTGGCCGAACTTGACGACGGCGCCCGAGGGGAAGCGCCACTGCATGAGGTCGCCTTGCCAGTGCGCGTCAGTGCCACTCAGCCACTCATGCGAGCGCGGCACGAGGGCATCCGGCTGCTGCAAGTCCATGAAGGTACGCCGAAAGAGCATTGCCGCGTACCCGGGCACGTCCACGTATTGCAGCGCGGCGCCGAGGAGTGCGGAAGAGTTGTGCGTGGGGATAAAAGAGCGTCCAGCAAGATAGAGGTGGCTTGCGGAGTCCACCTGCACGCACTTAACGGGCTCGCTCGGCACCTCGCGCACGGACACTATATACCGCACGCCACAGCGCACGCTGGGCTTTGTCTGTCGCGCCGCCTTCCTGGCAAGGCGAAACACGGGGAAGGGCGCGTGGAATGAGACGCGGTACTTAGGCCCCACGACGCGGCCATTCAACTTCGCGACGCCTTCGCACATGGTGGCCTTCATGCCGAGTGACAGCACCAGTTCCAGCACGCCCTCCACCAATTGACGATTGCACCCAGTGAACTCGGCGCGCCCATCCGTGCCGCAAGTGCCGTCCGTATCCATGAGCCCTTGGAGCAGGGCAATGCGTTGCGGCTGGGAGGCGCGCAGGTAGGCAGGAGGAATGTGCTTGTTGCTCGTCAGCCCGTTAGCGCGCAGCAACGGCGCAAGCCCGCGCGTTCCCCAGAGATACCGGGCCTTGCTCTTGACAACCTCAAAGCCGTCCGCACGGACGCCACTAATGACCTCCTCGTCAGCAGAGGTGATTGCGCCGGCCTCACTCGTTCCGTCGCCAAGCCACACCCCCAGTGTGTACGGCGGAATCGGCAACGTCGCCTCCGGAAGTTGGAGCGCGCCAGCTAGTGTCACGGTGTGGCAAAGGCGTCCCGCCTTGCCATTGCGCAGGGTCGCAGCAATGGCCTCTGTCGTCTTCGCGCTCCCACTGGTTGGCGGAGGAAGCGATGGCGCTGCCCGCGCAGCGTTTCGCGCGGCGAGCCATGGTTTCAGTCCCTTGCCTCGGAGTTTCCGCTTTGCGCGCCTCTTGGCTCTCCATTCCGGGTGGCGGCGCGCTAGCGCTGCGCGCTCCGCGACCGTCTGCGTCCACCAAAGGTGGCCGCCATCAGCGCGGATGACACTGCCGTCCGAAAACTCAACGTCGTACACGCGATGGCCATGCATGACCTCGCTGGTCGCGACGACTCGGCATGGAACGCCTGCTTCATCGAGTAGCCAGTCACCAGCGCGCACCTCCCCCATCGTCGTCCATCCAGACGGAGTTGGGAGCGGCGTGGAGAGACTCAGGGCCTTCCCACCCCCCGCCGCCCCGCCAAACAGCACGTCCTCCACGCCATTCGCCAAGAGGAACGCCCGCTGCGTCACGGACGGAAAGCGAGGCTCCCGCGCCATATATGCGTCCAGGTACTTGTTGCTGCGCGGCTCGCTAGCCTTGGCTGCCTCTTCCAGCGCCGCCAGCTGCTCCGGGGGCAGACTCGCCACCCACTCCTCCAGCCTCTCCGCTGGCAGGGAAGCCGCCATGCTGAGCAAGGACGCCAATGGACTTGAGGACAATGGCGAGGCGCTGCTGGGGGGTGAGTGCGTCATGGGCGGGGGCCTCTGGGACAAGCGGCGCACCACCTGGGCCGCTCAACTCGACTTCCGTCTTGGGCTTGGGCAGCACGTACTTGAGGACGACGTCAGCAGCGGCCGTGGCTTGCTTGTAGCGCTCGGACAGCGCCACCTCGGCGCGGATGATGCCCGTCGCGTCGTCCTCGTCGCTTGCGAGTTTCAGCGCCTTCTCGATGTCCTCAACGTCCAGTGCCCTGTCCAGTACGCGGTTGAGGACGCGCTCTGCCTTGGGGGCGCAGCGCTCGCCAAATGCCTCGCGGAACTCCTTCTGCCACTTCGGCAGACCACCTGGATTGCCGGATTTGCCCTTGGCGAAGGTCCCGTCAGCCTCCCGGTCCGCTCCGTCCTCAGAATTCCTGATATGAGGATTCTTCGCCATGGCTAGTACCCCGGCACAGGCGGCTTGCGCTGCGTGGACGCGGCCCGAAGCGCGGTGTCCGCCGTCTTGGTGGTTTCGTCCAGTTGGGCCCGAGTCGCCGCGTGGGCCTCGGTGAGTGCCTTCACGTCGGCCACGAGGCCCTGCACCTGCGTCAACACCTGCCAGAAGTCGAGG